GACATCTTAAGTCAAATTGAAGAATAAAGCAACAAAAAAAAACATATCTATTTATAATTAAAGTTTTAGAAAATGAAAAAACAAGAAGCAATAGACGCAATTCGCAACCTACTTAAGTTTAGCGAAACGCAAAAAATGGCAGAAGCTAAATTAGCTGATGGCACTATCGTTCAATGGGAAGGTGATTTAGGCGAAGGCGTGGCAATTAATGTAATTGGTGAGGATGGCAATGTAATACCCGCACCTGATGCCGTTCACGTTTTAGAAGATGGAACAGAGATTACAACCGTAGGCGGTTTAGTTACTGACATCAAACCTAAAGAAGAAAAAGTTGAGGTTGAAGTTGAAATGGCAAGCGAGTTTGAGCAAATGTTCGCTACTCACTTAGAAAGTTTCAATCAATTTGTTGCACGTTTAGAAGCATTAGAAGCTAAGTTAAGCGACAATGAAAGCAAGTTTGCTGAAATCAAAGAAACAATCACCAACACAGAAACCAACGTAAACGAAAAGTTTAGCAAGGTTTTAGAAATCGTTGAGAAGATTGCAGACGAACCCGCAGTTAAACCTGAACCCGTTAAACACGTTCTATTCAAAAAGAAATCGGATAAGTCTAAGTCCGTTGTTGAAATGTTCAATGAGTTAGACAAACAAACAAGAAAAGGTTAAACCAATTAAATAAAAAATATTATGTCATTTATTGTAACATCACTAACAAATTACACTAAGACAAACGAGAATATGTTACTCGTTAAGTCTTTCTTTGAGCCTAAAACTGCTACTTATATGCAGAAGTTAACGGGCGTAAAATCATCTATCCAACTTCCTAACTTGTCAGACACTTTGATTTGGCAGACTGGTGGAACTTGTGGACTTGTAAACGCATCAGGAGATACCTCTATCACCGCTCGTACTCTTACCGTTGGTAAGATTAAAGCCGAGAAGTCATGGTGTATCGCAGACCTTGAAGCAAAGTACACTCAGTTATTACTTTCTCCAGGTTCTCAGTATGAGTCTTTACCAGGTGGAATCGACCAAGCATTTATGGAAGCCGTAATGGGTGCGCAAGGTGAGAACGTAGAAAAAGCAATTTGGCAAGGTGATACTACCGCATGGCAAGATTACTTGAATAAGTTCGATGGACTTATCAAGATTATCGGTGCAGCATCGGGAACTATCGCAGCTAACGCAGCAGCCTACATGACTCCCGTTACTTCGGTAACCGCATCAAACATCTTAGCAGTATTGCAAGGTATTTACAACGCTATCCCAGTTGAGTTAATCGACAAACAAGATTTGAGAATCTTCATCGGTACTGATTGGGCAAGATTGTATCAAATGGCTTTGATTAACGCTAACTTGTACAACTTCATTCCAAGTGCTGATTCATTAGGCGAGTTCTTCTTATACGGAACTAACGTAAAGATTGTTCCCGTTGCAGGTTTGAACTCTACTAACAAGGCTTATGCTTTGAGAACTTCAAATATGTTCTTAGGAGTAGATTTGGAGAACGAAGAAGAAGAATTGAACGTATGGTATTCTCAAGATTACGACACCGTATATATGAGAATGAAGTTCAAATTAGGTACTCAAATCGGTATCACAACCGAAGTAGTTAAATTCACATTGTAATTAATCGGGGAGGGTAACACCTCCCCATAATCATTTTTAAATATGGCTTGTGCAATTGTAAGCGGATATTCATTAGACTGCAAGGACACGGTAGGAGGTATTAAAAAAATCTACATTACCGAACTTGCAAATGTTACCACCGTTGCGGAGAACGCTTCGGGTTTTGTAACATCAATTACTAAGGCAGCAGCTACCAAGTTTTACACCTACGCATTAGAGGCAAGAGGTCAAAACAACTTCTCACAAAACATTCAAGCAGATGCTACCGTTGGTACGGTTGCGTTTGAACAAACTATTACTGCTAACTTTGTTAAGTTACAATATGAAACTCAAATCAAATTGGAAAACTTAATCAAGAATCGTTTAGCGGTTATCGTTGAAACAATGGATGGAAGTTATTGGCTTTTTGGTAAACTCAATGGTATGGAAGTAACGGGAGGTTCTGCCAACTCTGGACAATCAATGAACGAATTTCAAGGTTACCAATTGACATTCTCAGGAATGGAAAAGAATCTTGCAAACGAAGTTGATTCAACCATTATTTCAGGTTTACTTTCTTAGGGGTTTTTGTCATAGTTTTAGTATTGCATCAAGAGCCACTTCTTAATTGAGGTGGCTTTTGTTTTTTAAACAAATTAGTTTAATACCTCTATTTATTAGTAATGATACAATTTACGAAAGGTTTAGAGAATAATGTAGTCGTTACGTTGACAGAAAACGCAACTGCTACGGGGTTTATCTACCTATTTTTATTTAAAAATCAGCAATCGGCAGTAGATTATTACTTCATTGCAAGTGATATATCTCAATATCCCGAGCGATATAATGAGTTTTTAGTAGAAGAAAAGGCAAACGCTAACACATTACAAGGTGAAGTATCATTAGGTAATGAGGGTTTTTACGATTATTTTGCTTATCAAACCTCAATAAGTTCAACTGCGGGATTGACTACCGCAGCAGATGCAGTTCAATACATCGTTAAAACACTTGAACAAGGTTTAGTTTGGGTAATACCTACCGAACAAGACATAGATAAATACAATCCTCAAACAGATACTGCAATAGTTTACGAACAAGAATAATTATGGAAAACAAATCATATAGTCCTTCGGTTATGGTGCTAAAGTTTACGAACGATAAAGTACCTTTATTTGTCGAACCTCGTAAACAAGATAGAGTTAAATTTGTGAAGTATGGTGAGAACAACGATTACCCTAATTTCCTTTTAACTTTATTCAATAGAAGTGCTAAGCATAACGCTATTATCACTTCAAAGCAATCTTATATAAAAGGTCGTGGTTGGTACTTTGATGAAACGGGAATGGATGGTGAGCAAGTCGCTTCACTTAAGGCGTTTATAGATGCACCAAACCAATACGAATCTCTCGATGATTTATTGGATAAAACCGTATTAGATGAAGAAATTTTCGGAGGTTTTTACATTCATGGTATAAACAAAAAAAGTGGCGGGTTTGGTCAGATATTCCACATGGATTACTCTAAGGTTAGAAGTAACGAAACTAATACAGAGTTTTACGTTTCTGACCATTGGTTTAATTCTGATGGTTCGGAGAATACTAATATCAAACCCGAAGATTATACCGTTATCCCATTATATGACCCAAACAAAAAACAAAAGGAGTGGATATTTTATTACAAGTCTTATAGACCTGGATTAAGCACTTACACACTACCTGAATACATAGGGGCAGTACCCGCTATTATTACTGATGCGGAGATTGCTAACTTTCACAGAGCCGAAATTCAAAACTCTTTTAAAGGTTCTAAAATGATTATCTTCAAAAATGGCGTTCCGTCTGATGAAGAAATGAAAACCACAAAGCGAAAGTTAGAAAAACAATTTGCTCCGACTGATGCAGCAGGTCAAATGGTTATCGACTTCGTAGATGACCCAATGAGGACACCTGAGGTTATACCATTAGATGCGGGTAACTTTGCAGAGAAATACGAAGCGTTAAATAAGACGATACAAGAAGAAATATTCGTAGGTCATAAGATAGTATCACCAATGTTATTTGGCGTTCGTGTAGAGGGGCAATTAGGCGGTAGAAACGAAATGGTAGATGCGTTCAACTTGTTTCAAAATACCTACGTTACACCTCGCCAAGATATACAAGCGATGGTTTATGATTATTTCGCACCCGTTAAAGGTAAGTTAAAGATTAAACCTATTGAACCTATCATGCCTTCATTTAGTGAAGTTACTTTGATGAGTATTTTAACTAAAGATGAGATGAGGGAAATTATAGGTCGTAAACCATTAGAGAAAGCTAATATTAATAACTCGATTGTTGATGACTTGAACTCTTTAAGTCCTTTGGTAGCAAATAAAGTTTTATCTTCATTGACTGCGGATGAGATTAGAAGTATAGTAAACAAACCGCCCGTAGTTGGTGGAAATGTTATCCCTACCGAAACACCTGCACCCGCTCAATTTAAATCATGTAGACACGAGTTTGCAGATGATGAAATAGACTACCAAGTATTCTCAAAGTATGGTGAACCTATTGAAAATTTCGTAAGTATTAAACATAAGAAGTTTATGTTTAGCAAAGAAGATTTTATCAGTAAATTAGAACAAGGTATTTTAGACATCCTTCGTAAATCACCCGAAACAACTATTGAAAGTTTAGTAGATATTATGAAGGTCGATAAGACTAAAATCGAATCATCAATAGAAACTTTGATAGGTGACGGGTTATTAGATGAGAATTTAAAGCTAACAAATAAAGGTTTAGATTTAAAGATACCAACTTTCGAAGAATTATATATCCGTTATCGCTATGTTATTCGCCCAGATGCACCCGCTTTATTAGCAGGTGGTGAATCTCGTTCATTCTGCAAGGCTATGATTGAGAACCCACGCTATTTTAGTAGGGAAGATATAGACAATATTAGTGAAGAATTAGGGCAAATCTACGGAATACCGAACTATGATGCGTTTAGTCGCAAAGGTGGATGGTATCATGACCCGCAAAAGGATGTTAATTTACCTTATTGTAGGCATATTTGGCAGCAAGAATTAGTTAAAAAAGTAAAATAATGGCAACTAAAGTAATGTTTTTGAGTGAAGCTACGCTAAAAGATAATAGTGTAGTGAATGACAATGTCGATATGAAGGTAATTACACCTACTATCTACGATGTCCAAAACTTTTTTATCTTACCAATCTTGGGGACTTC